CAGACAGCAAGATTTTCACGAAGAAGGACATGGTGCCTACTTCTGTTCCAATGATTAACGTTGCCTTATCCGGATCGATTGATGGAGGTATCACTCCCGGACTTACAATGCTTGCTGGTCCTTCGAAGCACTTCAAGACTGGTTTTGCTTTGCTTCTTGCTTCTGCTTTTTTGAAGAAGTATCCTGACGGTATCGTTCTGTTCTATGACTCGGAGTTTGGTACTCCACAAGATTACTTCAAGACTTTTAAAATTCCATTTGACTCAGTAATTCACACTCCGATCACAGACATTGAAGAACTCAAGTTTGACATCATGGCTCAGATGAAAGAGCTAGGTCGCGATGATCGTGTTATGATTGTTATTGACTCAATTGGTAATCTTGCTTCCAAGAAAGAAGTTGAAGATGCACTTGACGGTAAGTCTGTTGCCGATATGTCTAGAGCAAAGCAGCTCAAGTCATTGTTCCGTATGATCACTCCTCACCTGTCTCTCAAGGACATTCCTATGGTCGTGATCAACCACACCTATAAGGAAATCGGTTTGTATCCCAAGGATATCGTTGGTGGTGGTACTGGTTCTTACTATGGTTCTGATAATATCTGGATTCTTGGTCGTCAGCAGGACAAGGACGCTGATGGTATCAATGGCTACCATTTCGTCATCAATATAGAAAAGAGCAGATATGTTAAAGAAAAGTCTAAGATTCCAATTACCGTTTCATTTGAAGGTGGCATTAATCGCTGGTCTGGTTTGTTGGATGTTGCTCTGGATGGTGGATATATTGTTAAGCCTAAAAATGGTTGGTATGCTTTAGTCGACAGAGAAACTGGTGAGATTAAGGCACCGAACATGCGTGCTTCAGAAATTGTTGATAGTAAAGAGTTTTGGATTAACATGTTTAACACAACAGACTTTGCCAAGTATATTGAAAATCGTTATAAGATTGCTATTGGCTCTATCATGGGGGATGAAGATGAAACAGAAGATTGAAATTTCTAACTACTATAGTGATGATGGTGCCAAGAAGGCAACTGTTTTTATGCAGGATAGAGGTTATGGTGTTGACTTTTTTGTAAATGAAGAGTATGATCACAGCTGTTTATTTACTAGCAAATCTCTTCAATACGTAGAAGATGCTGCTGAAAACTTTGTTCTTGGAATTAATAAAAATTATAGAATATTCAAAGAGGTTTAAATGGCGATTGAACAGGTTATCTTCAGCAATCTCGTTACAAACGAGGAATATGGCAGAAAGGTAATCCCATTCCTCAAGGAAGAATATTTCCCTGAATATGAAAACAAAGTTATCTTTAACCTAATTGAAGAGTATGTAAAGAAGTACAATTCGTTTCCTTCTAAAGAAGCACTTGCGATCGATCTCACTGACAAAAGTGGTGTCAGTGAACTTTCAAAAAGTGTAAGAGTATCATTCAGGATATCCAACCTGATGAGACCAAGCTGGATTGGTTGGTTGATCAAACTGAAAAGTTTTGTCAAGAAAAAGCAATCTATAATGCTTTGATGCATTCAATTCAAATCATTGACGACAAAACAGGAAAGCTCTCGAAAGGTTCTATACCTCAAATTTTGTCTGATGCTTTGGGTGTGTCGTTCGATGCGCATATTGGTCATGACTTCATCCTTGATGCCGATGCTCGTTTCGAGTTTTATCATACAAAAGAATCGCGCACTCCATTCGATCTTGAATACTTCAACAAGATCACGCAAGGTGGGTTGCCAAGAAAAACTTTGAATATCATCCTTGCAGGTACTGGTGTTGGTAAGTCGTTGGCCATGTGTCACTTCGCAGCTGCCAATATGGTTGCTGGTTTGAACGTTCTTTATATCACGATGGAAATGGCTGAAGAGCGTATTGCCGAGCGTATCGACGCAAACCTTCTAGACGTTACACTTGACGACCTGAAGGTATTGCCGAAAGATGCTTATGATAAGAAAATGGAAAGGTTGAAGCAGAAGGTCAAGGGTAAGTTGGTTATCAAGGAATATCCCACTGCTTGTGCTGGTTCTGCTAACTTCCGCCATCTCATCAACGAATTGAAGATCAAGAAAAATTTTATACCTGATGTAATCTACATCGACTATCTTAACATCTGTATGTCATCGAGGATTCGCAATGGAGCCAACGTCAATTCTTATACCCTTGTCAAAGCAATCGCAGAAGAGTTACGAGGGTTGGCAGTGGAACACAATGTTCCTGTCATCTCTGCGACTCAAACAACTCGAAGCGGATATTCGAACAGCGACGTGGGATTGGAAGATACATCGGAATCCTTTGGACTCCCAGCCACAGCTGATTTTATGTTTGCGCTCACCACATCCGAGGAATTGGAAGAGCTCGGCCAAATTATGGTTAAGCAGCTTAAGAATCGATACAATGATCCCAGCACTAATCGTCGGTTTGTTCTTGGGGTTGATCGTAGCAAAATGCGTCTCTATGATGTAGAGCAGTCGGCGCAGGAGGATATTATGGACGGACCTGTGATGGACAATACTGAATTTGGTCAGCAGGATTATGAGCGTAATCGAAAAAAACCTAAGTTTGACAAAGCGAAGTTTGAGGGGTTCAAGTGAAATATTATCTTGCAATAACAGCTTTTATTTGTATTATTGGTTTCGCATTTTGGATGGAATACAATTTTTGGACTGAGTGTAGACAAACGAACAGCTTTTGGTATTGTTTTAGGATGTTGAATAGATGAAAGAATATACGGTAAGATATAATATCGGCTCATATATCTATGAGTCAACTGTTAGAACTTCTAGTTCTCAAGCAGCAATTTTTTGGGCTGAATCGATTGGTGGATATAATGTTTCTGTAGTGGAGGATCCTATTGAGAAAATTTAAGTACACCGAACTTACTGACGAAGACGATCAAGTTAAAGAAGTTATCCTAACGGAAGATGACATCATCAAAGAATACTGGGAGTTTTGGAGTCGAAAAATGACTGAAAAATTTGGTCCGGATCATGAATTTATAACTGAAGAAAACTGCATTTACGATTGGTTAACTACTCATTGGGCATTTGAGGTGAAGGAGTAAATTATGGGTTATCGAGTTCAAGAAGATCTTCTGCTGCATCCGAATTCGTCAGCGAATTGTCCTGTATACGATGTGTATGAGCATCGTACGGAAACTAAGGAAAAGATCTGGATTAAGCGTTTTATGAATAAGACTGAGGCTAAGTCTTTTTCTCGCCACCTTAATTTAGGTGGTGGTTTTGATGGTTGGACGCCGGATTTTTTCCGTGTTCAAGTTGTCATTTGACTAAATATACTCATGATTAAAACATGTAGTACGACGAAAGAGCGTACAAGAGGCAAGAGGCTTATATGAGGGTCACATGGAATAGTTGAGAGTATCGGTGGGGTTCCGCTCGACACATGTTTTATCTATTTAACGGCGAGTCTGTAAAGGCTCGCCTTTTTTATTTTAATAAATATCTAAAAGCATATTTAGGGTCAGATGATGTTAAAATTTCAGCATTTTTTATCGATAAATGAAGCTGTTTCTAAACCTTCAGTTAAAAACAGAAAAGCTAAACACTATTTCGACATAGACGAAACCCTTTTCGCGCACGATCACAATAAGTTAAGAGTCCACGTTAAAGACTCTTCTGGTCGTAGAGTTCGAACTTTAACAAACCAAGAATTTAACTCACATCAACTCTCCCCTGATCACAGCTACGATTTTAGCGAGTTTAGAAGCTCTGATCTATTCGATCAGTCGGCTACTCCTATCCGTGGTATGGTTGCTAAACTAAAAGCAATGAAAAAGAATGGCGCCAACGTCGAGATGTTAACTGCTCGCGGCGACTTAGATGATAAAGAAAAGTTTGCTCAGATAATGGGTAAATATGGTATCGACATCACTCCAGGTTCTGGTGTTCACGTACGCAGAGCTGGGAATACACAAGGAAAGCCAGCTGATACAAAGGCTGCTCATATAGCTGGAGCCATCGAAAAAGAAGGGCTAAAAGAAGTTCACTTGTACGATGACTCTATAGACAATATTAATGGTATGCTGAAGTTACAAAAGAAATTTCCAGATGTTGCATTTCACGG